CATATATCGTAATAGATCCATGCCGGGTTATTTGTGTATGCCTCTTTAAATGTACCGTCCCAAATTCCTATATATTGACGTGTAACCGGATTGTAGTTTGTGGGAACCTTGATAATCCTACCTTTCGTATCCATTGCAACTTTAGCAACATTCCCAAAGGTTTCAGCATCGTACTGGAGGCCCAATAATGCTGTATTTGGATAACGTAATTTTGCATCAATTACCTCTGTTACCGCAGATACATACATCTTGTCGCTGATATATTCGGATGTTGAGTTGGGAGTAATTCGGCGAACACGAACCAGCCAGCCTGAATCGGCTTTGGGTAAGTCAATACGATGTGGACGCTCATAATTATCAGATGTTTTATCTGAAATTTTTGCTCTTAATACTTCTGACCATGCTCCGCCATCAGTTTGCAAGTCCACCGCGTATTCAATGGTATAGCCAGTAACATCACCTGTTGTTGGGTCTTGGTTGCGTAGTGGACCCCAACGTAATCGTAATCTAACCGCATCAAGATCAAGGTTATTAAAAGAACGTACCCAAGGTGTAGATGATTTAAGCTCTACGTCAATCGGGATTTCATTTTCAACTGCCGGGAAGCCTTCAATGTATTCCTGATCATTAGTACCATTTCTAAAATCAACTTTTACATTTTCAAAGTTAAGGCTTCCATCTGCATTTTGAAGTGGAGTTTCTTCTAAATAAATTGACTGAAGCCCATTAGCTAAACCTTCAATCTCACCTTCAGCCAAGCCATATAGAACCTTGATAAAGGTTTTAGATTGTGCAGAATCTGGTGAAATGACAGGTTGTCGTTGTTTATTGCTGCCTTTTTTTGCGCCTACTACTGCATTCATAAGAAATCTCACGCAATAAAAAAGGCGCTAGAAAGCGCCTGTTAATTAAAATTTACATCTGATCTTCAGGATATTGACCTGCGCTCACAATGAAGCCGCCGATTTCCCGTTGACCATAAAGAATTGGAACAGGATTACCTTGTGCAACTGTGGTAACTGCACCGCCAAAGCCTTTGTTGGCACGGTTGCCGTCTTGGTTTTGGTCTTGAGTATTATCAATTTTTGGCATGAGCATTGATGCAACCCCTCCCATAGCCATGCCAGCACCTGCACCTATCAATGCAACCTGAGCAGCCTGACCAATACCTGGTATAAATGAAGCAGCTATCAGAATCGCACCAAGTACAAGTTGCAAAATCCCATTATTGCCACCAGCCCCCATTACACGCGGGACGATATGAATAGTGTCTGCTTCAGTATGCATGTCTAGTTGCTGCTCACCAATATTGTCACCAGTGATTAACCGTTTTGTTTCATGGTCATAAACAGCTGGGCGCTTCTTACCGCGCTTTTTACTTGCATTTTTACTTCGCAGAAAGATTGCAAATGCCAAGCCTTGCTTATGAGCGGTCAACATATATTGCTCAAAACCTACAATCTGAACTGATAAAGCCCGCATAGCTTCGCGCGTATTGGCAACATCGAGCTTAAATTCACGACCGAACTTTTGCCCCAAGATGCCGTACAACTTAATTGTTTTTAACATCTCTATGCCTCAAGATTTTTACAGTACGTTCACGCCACTGTTGACCATAAATTTCGCGTACTGACTTTCTGTTATACGGATGATGCAGAATTAAACTTGAACCTATGCATTGTTCTGTCTGTTCAGATTTAAGCTGACCATTATTACCCAGCCAAACAACCGCATGATTTGGATGTTCAGTGCGACCAACACGACAAACAAGCATATCGCCATATTGTGGTGTATCTACTTCATAGAAGCCTGCTTTTTCATAGTTTTCAAGATAAAGTGATGGATGGGATTTATCCTCCCACCAAGCATCTTTTCTCTGAAAATCCAACAGCTCCACACCTAACTCACGGCTATAAAAATCACGTATAAGTGCATAGCAATCTTGCCAGCCATGAAAATAATTACGCCCCACTAAAGGGGCGCGATAACCGCAAGGTTCGTAGACTTGAAAATCCAGATCTGGATATGAGCAAATCACCCATGGTTTTTTATGCAGTTCAATTTGAATTAAATCTAATTCCGATGCTCTTGTTGTTCCATCTGGATGGGAATGCACATAAGCTAAGATTTCGCCTTGATCTTCAGCCATAGCTAAATCTTCAGGATGGATTTCAAACTGATCAGATTGAGCTGAAACATTGCGGCAGCGGATATATTCTTTTCCAACAATTACCCCACAGCATTCATGCGGATAGCATTCATCGGCATGGGCCATGATTGCTTTTTTGGTTTTTGCTGTAAGTTTCATAAAACCTCACAATAAACTTGATGCAGGGAACCCGCCAAAAGGTAATGGCTTGTTTTCTCCAAAACGCAAACGGCATGAACGCAAACTCCCACTACATCGATCTAAAGCTGGATCATTGGTAGGCTCATCTTTATCGGTGAACATTGACGCTCCGGTATATCCACATTCCTCACCACGGTAATTTCCCATCATGCACCAATGACAAAGTGAAGTAATTTGACGTACAGGAATTTTCAACCCTTCAAAATCAATTGGGTTTGAAAGCTCAAAAGTTACTTGCTGGGCGTTTTCAGATGTTTTTTGCTCGATATACCAAAGCTGCTCTTTAAACTCATTTGAAGCAGTTGGGTTACCTGCCGTAAAGTTTTCGGCATCCAGATATTTAGCAAGCGTGGTAATGACTTTAAGCTTGGCTCCCGCGAAGTCCTTAAACTGTAAACAATAGGCTGAGACAGCATTTTGAATGCCGTTAATGTTGTTTGCCATTGATAAGGTCGGTGCAGAAGCTTTACCATCCGAACGCATTTCAAGCCCAGAGACTTCAAGCGCCATTGGCTCAAATACTTGACCTTGCCAAATAATATTTCGCATCCATACTTTCTGATCGCCGATATTAAAAACTTTATCAGCCTTGATTGTTGCTGTATCAGCCTTCCAACTTGTTAAGTCAGCTGAGACATAAATCTTTTCCCAATCTTCATAAGAAATATGCCCATGGAAACGCAAAATGCCAGCTCCTAAAGCGCTGGCATCTAATTCATATAGGGTGATTAACCCATCTACATAAAGTTTCTGGAAATCACTATTCAGTGTCATCTGGTAGTGTCTCCTCTACAACAAGCTCTTCATGCAGACGAATATCAATCCAGCGGCCTTCTGGAATGTCCATTGGGTTCTCGTGATCTGCCACAACAGCAGCAAGTTCAAAATCAAACTTACGCTTGTAAGTTTTAATTGAGATGTCACCATTTTCTAGGGTGTCATACACTACTGCGACGATTGTGTTGCCGTTGGCATCTTTAGGGACTTCGATATACCAACCTTCCTGAGCAAAACCTAATGAGCCTTTCACTAAGTAATCACCAGTACCCAACTTATCGAAAGTGATTGGTTGCCTTTCAGCTTCGTCATTGAGTTCAATATGATCATTAAACAACTTGACAATAGGTGATGCTGCTTTAATAAAACCATTTCCATCAGTTGTAGTATTTTGTGCAGTTAATAAATTAAACCAATTAGACCAAGTACCACTATTATTAAATCGATATTTCAGTACAGAATATGACGCTGCTTTCCCAAGCTGAAATGAATGGCTTCCATCTGTATATACACCCATTGAGCGTCGGGTACAGTGTAAAAAGAAACCATAAGGACCAATACTATTACCAGTATCATTTGTTAAAGTGTCATCTGTTCGAAAAAAACCATTATTAAGAGGAGCAACCATATCAGATACACGAGAACCTTCAGCCCCCATCCCCCAATCACCGACTCTTAGTGCTCGTCCCGGCGTAGGATCATATTGACTTGTTGTTGATGTGAGTATGGCAGCAGTTCCTAATCCCAAATTCATTCTAGCTGTCTGTGCATTATTAGCTCCTAATCCTCCCTGAGAAATTGATAAAGGGGTTGTGAGTCCCTTAAGCTCACTAATATCACTATTTACACCACTTGCCGCTGCACCTAGGTTAGCTCGTGCACCCGCTGCCGTAGTTGCGCCTGTACCACCCTTTGCAATTGGTAGAGCTGCGGGGAGTGTAGTTGCATTAGTGGTTCCAGTTAGGAAGTCATAAACTTCAGTAAAGTTTGCGTTTATATACTGAAAGGCTGTCCGGGCTGGTGTTCCTGATCCGTCATTTGCAGCTGAACCAACATTAATAACTTGCTTAGTCATTTTCTTACTCGCATAAAAAAAAGCCCCTAAAAAGGGGCTTTAAAGAGGTTTAAATTAAGGGTAAAAGACTTGGGTGAAAGTCGTTGAGATTTGCCAAACATCACCACCCAAACAGCGGGGTTGATATTCACCTGTTTTTACTCGGACCTCACCGTCTAAAGGTGAATCCCAAAGAAACGAGTCAGCTCCCTTGTGCTGATCGAAGAACGCTTTGATTTGCATAATTTCGGCTTTATAAGCCGTTCTTTGATAAGTCCATTCACCAGCTCGGTTATTGATACCTACAGCAATGTTTTGTTCATAACCGTCACCAAATTTGCTTGATAACGTATTAAAGCGCTGAGTATTACTATTTCCGTCTAAGTCGCATTCGAAAGTGAATTTAAGGTTGCTCATTTAGAAAGTAAGCCTCCTTGTCGTTTATCTTTCAGAATTATTTTCTTTACAGCTTCACCAATTTGCGCAGCTAAAGTCATTTCTGATTTTTGGTGTTCTTTCAAAGTAAATCGACGTTTTTGCTTTCTAAGAGATTTCATTTTTAGACTCCAAATAAAAACCCGTCCTAAAAAGAACGGGTTGCGTGTTAGTATTTAGTCACCACAACTATCTAACTAACTGAGTAATTATAGCATGCCGATTAATAAGCCCACGCAAGATACCTATAAAATTTGGCCGTTTAAAGCAGATTTAGAAGATGGTCGCACTAATATTGGAGCTATTGATTTAACCAAGGAGCCTGAGCGCATTGATGAAATACATGAGCTTCAATTTACACCAAGATTAAAGACAGCTATTTACCACTTGAATAAAGAAAACACAGCTTTTATGACACTTGGATGTTTAATCGAGAAAGACCCAGAAAAAGAAAACTGCTGGTGGGCATATATCGAGTTCTGTTTTAGACCGAATATTAATGTGTCAAGTGTAGATGTGGATACTCTAGACGAACAATTCTTAAATTATCTAGCCACCAAATATTCTAGTGAGTTTTCAGAAGCTTTAAGACATCATCTGATATGGGAGGCATTCCATGCATCAATTTACGACAATACTCCAAGTCGTGTGTATTCTGTGTTCCTAAATGCTCAAGCTCCTGAAAACTACGATCAAGCATACACTCTTTTGATTGAATGGCTCCATTCTGAATTTCTTCATCTTGCACAATAACCTCCAAATACAATGAACCCACTCAAGAGAGTGGGTTACTTTGATAATAAACCGCCTTGTCGCTGCTCTTGCCGGATGATTGATCTAACTGCATTGCCGATCATTTGCCCAAGCTGCTTCTGGTCCTGAGTATTAGCACCATTGGTATTTACACCTGAATCAGTTACATAGACTTGAATAGTGACAGGCTGTCCAGAAGATGAAACTGTTCTCTCCAAACTCCCACCAGAGTTGATGGCGTTCAATGTATCAACACCGACTCGCTTAGTAGCTGCGGCATTCAATACATATTCCTGACCATGAACCACACCAGCTACATCACCTCGGCCCATGTTGCCTGTGTAGCCGCCAGATGAGAAACCAGCGATGGTCTGTGCTGCAATTAGGCCAACATTCGCATAGCCCAAACCTGTAATCATTGCTGCATAACTTGTTTTTTGAGCAAGTGTTAATGCAGAAGGATCAGCCATGACTTGTGCGGCAGCCAAATGTGTAGAAACCAAAGCCGAAGCAATTGCCATTGCTTGTTGCATCAAGAACATAGCTTTATACGTAGCAGATTGCTCCCCAGCTCTGTCTTTAATCATCTGGGTCATATCCCCCCAAACTGAAGAACTTTGGGAGAGTAATGCTCCATACATGCTTAAGGTGGCGTTATGTTGATCATCAATTAACTTGCGAGCATTGTCGTGATAATCAACATCTAGAGCCTTCATTTTTGCGATATGCGTAGCTTTCGCCTGCTCTAGCAATTCATATCGCTTTTGAGCCTCAGCCGGATCATCATAATCACGGTTAATTTGGTTTACGTTGTTTGCATATGCATCAAGTTCAGCATCTTTGGCCTTACGTGATGCTACATTCATGCTGGCAATATTATATTCGTGACCTTGTCCAAATCTGCGAGAAATTGAGGAGAGCGCAATAGCATCTTCTGCATCTGCCATCTGGGCTAAAAGATCATTTTTATAAGATTCATATTTTTCACGCTGTGCTTGCTTGAATGCAGCAACATCACGCTTATACGTCTCTTCTGCCTTTGATAAATAAAGATCACGTTTAACTGGGTCTTTAGCAAAGGCCTCTGCAATCTTTTTCTTATCTTCCTCATACTTCAATTTAATTTGAAGCTCTTTGTCGGCATATTGCATGATGATAGATTGCTGAGCGTTCTCTATACGCTCTTGCTCACGCTTGGCTTTTTCCAAAGCAGACTTATCATCTTTTGTCTTTTTGGCTGTTTCTTTTTTGGCAGTAGGGTTTAGTGCTTTGTTTTGGGCGATACCGGCAGTAACACCACCCTTCACACCCTTAGTCCACTCTAATTGGGCTTTTCGGTTATTAATAATTGATTGAGTCAATTTGTCGTAATTGCCTGCTTGATTAGTGACAATATTTGAAATTGAACCAAAAGCCTGTTTACTGTTCTCAACTACACTCTTGGTAGTATCAACAAGGATTTTTCCATTATTGTTAAATCCATCTACAAGTGCCTGCCCCTTCTCTCTAAAAGTTGAAGCTGTCACAAAGTTAATTGCAGTTCTTCCAAAGTTATTTAAAACACTTAACGCCCCGCCAATAATTTGGACTAAGGATTTAACACCTGCTGAAAGAGCAATAATAAATACAGAAGCACCTTTTGCCGCTATACCAACAGCTTCAACAATCCCCGAGAATTGGCCACCCTTTCCAGAGCCTTCAAGAAAGTAACCAATAAGTGAACTTAAAGCAGGCATTACAGCTTGAGCAAGGTTATTCTTTAAAGCTGAGAATTGCATTTGCAATGATTCAGTTTGAGATGCCAAAGCAATAGATTTTTCAATAGCCTCTTGGCCGGTGATAATCCCTGCCTCTTCCATAGCCTTTTGGTAGTCTTTCCAAAGCGCACCACCATTAATGAGCAAAGGAGCCAATTTAGTAAAATCATTACCCATGTTTTCAAGGTAGAAAGACATTTGTTGTTGATTTAAACCAGCTTCTTGAAGCTTATCAACATAGAGTTGGAGTGCTGAAACACCGTCCATTTTAGACATTTCTTCAGCTAGTTTTTTTGCTCCTTCTGCTCCCTTCTCAGTTTTAACTGCGATTTGCTCAAAGAAGTCTTTACCTTCACCACCGCCAACTGATGCAAACTCACCAATCTTCTCGTTAAAGTCTTTTAACTGGTCTGATAGTTGCTCTTGAGTAATTCCATAAGTAGCAGCAGCACCGGCTAAGCCTTGGAATGTCTCAACTGATGTATTGGCCAAAGCTGCAAATCTAGCTAACTCAACATTATTTTTGGCTACTTGAATGGATAGAACAGCAAGACCACCTGCAGCAACTGCTGCGCCACCAACAGCCATACCAGATAAAGCTGCTGTAGCCATAAGGATTCCACCACGCATTGCACCTAACTTAGTGGAAAAGTTTTCAATGAATGAACCAAGTTGAGTGCCACCAATGCTTTGATTTAACTGATCACTAAAACCCTTAAATGCATTGGACATGTTTTTAGCAGTATCTTTGGCTTTTCGCTCTGCCTGACTCATACCACTTTCAAATGACCCCAATTTCACTAAAAGGTCTAGGGTTAATCTTCCAAGTGAACTTGTTGCCATTACTTTTCTCCGGACAATAAAAAACCCGACACTTGGTCGGGTTCGGGTAGTTGAAAACTTATAGTTCTTTAGCGCATTTAGATGAAGCGCTTTTTAAATCATTATCTGCCTTATAAATCATATTCTGATTAAAAGCACTTAGTGTAGTTTTTGCTTCAAGGCGGTCCTTACTCAAAGCGGCAACTTTTAATGTCATACCATTCTGTACGTAGATCATATTGTCAGAATATTTGATCTTATTTAGAACAACATGACCGCTTGTGTCTTCACATAGCACACCAGTTCCATCGCCATCTAGTTTAATGGTAGAAATACCCGGGCCAATTGAAACTGTCCAAATACCAGTGGCACTTGGAGCTTTCGGCTGAACTTCACTAAAGTTATTATTCAACAATTGAGTCGCAGGTGTTACACAGCCACCTATAGCTAAAAATGGCAGAATTAAAAACAGTTTCTTCATGTAAATCTCGCAATAAGTCATTTAAGTTTCTTATCTTAAGATTTACACCTTACCTACCTTTGTACTTGCCTTCAAGAAACTTTCTAGATCCTGTGGCTCAGGTTTGCTTTCATGAGGCATAAAATCTCTAGGATCTGCTGCTTTGCTGCCTTTGCCTCTGTTCGTATTCCTATAAAGGGCCATAAATGAGCCTATAACCTGCTCTACCCTGCGCCCAGTATTTAAACTTCCACGCATCCTAACATATTCAGCCCAAAGACGTATTTCAGAAAGAGTAAGGTTCATTTTTACAGATTCGATTGAGTTCCCCCCAATTCCATTCATTGCCAATTCCATCAACAATTCTAGATCGGGGGTTATTTCTACTTTCCCTCGCTATTTTTCTTAATCTCATCAAGACCAATAATCACTGGGAACAAAGCATTTGCTAGAGGCTGAGTAAAGTTCTCTTCAACCTGCTTTTTAGTCAAGTAAGTATCGCCATTTTCGTCAACAAGACATAATGAAACCCATTCAGCAAATACGTTTTCACCTTTTTGCAGGCGTGTATACAGTGGCTCAGTCACTGCAAATGGTAGCTGTTTAAGTCGGACATCCACTGTTTCTGTTTTGCCATTGTGCAGAAACTCTACTACTGCTTCACGGATTTCACCGATCAATGCACCTTGTGCAATATCTTTTAAACTTAATGCTGTATTTTTCTTAGCCATTTTTCTTTTCACCATAAAATAAGCCCCTTTCGGGGCACTTGATTAAGCTTTAGGAATAATCTGAACACCAGTGCTACGCTGCATCGTGACTTGGTAGCTTACGAGTGAGTCAGCTTCAAATGTTGGAGTTGAAGGAGCTAGTGAAGCTTTATAAGTCCAGAATGTACGAGTCGTTGGAACTGTCACTGTGCCTGTCGCGATTGTCGGCTCTGCTGTGCCGTCACTTGCACCAATGTAGAAAGTTAATTCTTTGTGCGCATCTGCCCATTTAAGAAGTTGAACATGTGTGTCGTTTTCTGGATCTAGGTTAAAAGTAATTGAACCGTCACCTGGATCATTCAAACCTGTTAAGTAAGACTTTGAACTTGTTTCTTCTAAACATGTATTTTCAAGCTTAGAAGTACTATCACTGCCTAAATCGATTGCAGTAATACAGATTGCTTTAGTAATGGCCGTGCCATCAGAGATAAAAACGTTAGTACCTTGTGTACGTAAAACTGCCATGAGTAGCTACTCCTCAAATTTTAGGCATAAAAAACCGCCTTTCGGCGGCATTGGTTTGGAAATAATTAACCCCGCACTTGGCGGGGTTTAATGTTTGTTGGAATCTATGGTTTCACCCTGTATGCCTTTGCATAGTTTCAGGATGCTTTCGGCATGCAGTGTAATGTGTCGATGGTTTGGCTTGGTTCGCTCAATATCAATAGCTATTAGCATTGCTGCGCGCAGGTTTTCTGTCGGCTCTACACTTTCAAAAATGTAGGTGTCGTTATGAATAACAATATCGGCATAACCATCTTCTTCTGTGCTTGGTCTGCACTCCACCACAATGTAAGCAGGAACATTATTTGTCATTATCTTTATCCTCATCAAAATCTAAGGATGGTTGCGCTTCCTTAATCAGATCATCCAATTCTTTAAGCATAGCTGGCTTTGTTTGCTTACCATGGATTGATAGAAAGCTTGCTGCGCCTGACAGAGATTGGGTAATCAGCTCAAGTTGTGCTGAAAGCTTGCCAATGCGTACCTGTAGCCCATCTTTGAGTTGACGAGCCAATTCCTCTTGCTCGATGTAGTATTTGCGGATCTCATGACCTTTTTTATTGCGCTCCATCATCCCAAGGTGTTTGGTCATATCCACCGAGATGATGTACTCAATTAGGTTTTGTCCTGTTTTTGAAAGCTCCTCTTTTTTGAGGAGCTTAATAAAATCAAAATTCTCTTCAAAGCCACATTGTTTAATGCGTCGCTTAATCCAATCCGAAAAGTCCGTCTTAACCTCTAACATTTTATGTAGGTCACGCGCATTCACGCCGAGTTGGACTTTTCCATTTAATTCAACTTCGATAAATGGAGTTTGATTTTCAATTTTCACAATTGCATTCATTGTCATGCTCCGACCACTCATTGAATAAAAGAACACTGGCAGGAAGATGCAATGAGTAGTCGAAACGACCATCTTCTTTTCGGGGATCAGCCTAGCCAGTGGTTGCCTGAATTTCAGGCATAAAAAAACCTGCCACTAAAGACAGGTTCGGTTAAAAGTAGATCAGGTTTTTTTGTGATTTAGCGGTCTAAAAACCAATTTGCGTCAAATCCACGAGCAAAAAGCTTTGTGTCTGTTTCGTAGTTGCTTATTCGCGGATTTAAGATATAGCTTTGTGTTTCCAAAGCCTTTCTAATTGCTTCACGCGCCTCATAGGCACGCTTTTGGTTAGTGTCGTACACAATCACCTGATACATGACATGATCAGTCTTAGCGGGGCAATCAAGGCTATTTTCAGCACTTCCACCTACCTCTTGCCAAACTGCATAAGGAGTAGGCGTATCTAAAGGCGCTAAATCCTCATAAACACGCAAATCATTGCCCAAAATAGCCTTAACCGCAGCATCTGCATTGAGAGTTCGATAAATTGGAAGAAAGCTCATAGTTTTGCTATTTCCTTGTCTAGTTCGGCACTGAAAGACTGACTGAAAGTATCTGTGACCTTTTGAACATTGTTTGCTAGTGCTGGTCGCATAAATGGGGTTGCTGGTTGTCGACTGGTGCCAAACTCAAGGAATCGCCAATAAAACACTCTGCCATCTGTTTGATAGGTTTTTCCAACCCTTCCCGATCTTCTGTTTTGTGCATTGTTGGTATAGGGTATTTTTGCACCACCGCGAATACCAACCCGAATCACAATTGAATTACGATCACGCGTTTTTCCGCCCTGAACTACAATTTCCTTAAAAATCTTCTCTGGCGTTTCAGGATCATCAATTGATTTTGCGGCATTTCTCGCTGCATCACGGACAATATTCATGGCCTGCCGAGCTGCTTTACGCGCTATTCGCTTTGCTGTTTTGGAATCAGCTATCAGCTTCATTCTTCTCGATAACTCTTCAATACCATCAAACTTAACCTCAACACCAGCCATAGGCACCTCACTTGGATCTTTCTACCCCTTGGCCAAGCAAGAAAGTACAGTAAGTGTATGAGTCTTCACTGTCATCTAAAGCTTGGCTTTTAATTGAAAAAATTCGACCTTTCCAAAGAACTTGCATCTTTGTCGTGATGTCTTCCCGATAACGGATTTTCATTCGTGCAACTACTTCGGATTGGTCGGCTTGTGCTGCAATTAAATCTTTAGCAGAAAGTGGCGTGACCTTAGCCCAAAGCTTTTTATATTCAGACCAACCGCCTTCTATTGGGAAGCCATCTTCATCACGGCCCGGCTCTGTGTATGCTTGAATAATTACTCTATTTCTAAGTTCGGGTGCTAAATCTGACATTTAAACCCCCATAATTCTGAATTTTTGTAATAAATCCCAGTAAGCTCTAGGCTTGCCTTCTGTGCTTCTGCTATATCGATATTGAACGTAAATTAATCTTGCTGAATCTAGCCAATCATTATCTAAAATATCGGTTTCATCTACTCGATCAGACTCACTCACAATCACTTTACGATCTAAATCGTTTTGAATTACCTCTTCAGCATCTGCAATCCATTTTAAAATCAACGAATCTTCTTCATCTTCGTCAATGCGACAGTGTAATTTTGCCTGATCTAAAGTAATCATTCTGATTTCACCTGTTTTGTGCTTTTAACTGGCTTCTTTTCTTCTTGTGGTTCTGCCAGAACGCCTTTGTCTACCAAATGTTTTACTGTTGCTGGATCAGCTTCCCGAGTGTCACCAGTTTTATAAAACTGATCGCCAAAATGTTCACGTTTAACTTCGTACTTCATTTCTATCTCCAAAAAGAAAGGGGCTTTCGCCCCTATTCAATTAAGGCGTTACGGCCGGTGCCAAATTACCGTAAACAAATGCTTCTGGACGATAAACCGCTAAAGCTAGACGTTCTTCAGCAAGAATTGTCACCAAGTTCTTAACGAAATCGTCTTCGTTCTCTGTTGCCACCTCAACACGAGATAACCAACGGTCAAAGATCTGAGCACCCATTGAGAAGGCACCAGTCAAGAACTTACCTGCTGTGATCGCTTGCGTTTCAACAACTGGAAGGCCCCATAAAGTCGGGTTTAAAGTGCCTTGTGGATTACCAATAATGTATTGGCCAGTTGTGTCTTTCAGTGTTTCAATGCTTGCCCAGTCAATCGGGTTAAGTACATGACCACTTGCAGGATATTCAGCAAGAATCGCTTGAAGCATTGCGTAGCGCAAAGTATCAATGATCGTTTCCTGTGATGGTGTTACACCAGTTGGGCGAACATAGGCAGTCGCTTGAGGAATAATCCCCAAAAGGTTTTGACCTGTACCATCACCGTTAAGGATCTGCTGCTCTTCCTTGAAAGCCAAACCATAACGTAAACGGCCATCAATGTATGACTGCAATTGTGAAGCATCATCAAGGATCTGTCGCGAAGCTTTCATGTAATGCGCGATAACTTTGGCAGTTGTACTTACAAGGTCAAACTTAAGGTCAGACTCAGGCTTTTTAGTTCCTTCAGCTACCATACCAGCGCCATTTGTGAAGCCAGTCTCACGCACGTATTCAAGTGCATTTCCATCCATACGGCCCTGCATTAGAAGGTCGCGAATTGTTAGCTTTCGGTCAGGTGGAGCAATAATGCCCGGAATTCGTGTAGTTTGGACCAAGTCACCTGCTGCCCCTGCCGTATCCGTGGTTGCAGAGGTAATGGTGGCTTTAATTTCTAAGTTAGCTTTACCACGTTGACCTGCTGATCCAACGAGGGATTTAAATTGCTCAGATTCAACAAATTGACGTCCTAAAGATTTTTGCTCAGTAGGCTGGTCATTTGGTCGACGCGCCATTTTTTGCTCTAGCTCATCTAAACGAGCTTTAGTCTCATTACATTTGGTAATGGCTTCATCTGCTTTGTTTTTTGCATCTTCTGAAATTTTGTCGCCATGTTCACGCTTGCCTTTAAACTCTTCGGCAATACCCTTAACGGTATCTACGTGTTTCTTAAACTCTTGAGCGAGTTGTTCTAGATTTTGTTCAGACATTGCTGACTCCTTGTAAAATATTTAAAGCATTAGAAATTGATTTCGCTTCTTTGATTTCTTCCTCTGACTCGCTCAGAAGAGAACGCAAGCCTTTGCTAGCGATTGCAGTAGCTTGGTTTTTTGAAAATCCTGACTCTCTCAAGAATTTTTCAAATTCTGGTAATGTTGGCAGTTCGCCATCATCTAATTTAGATTTCACGGACGTGATAAGGCTGCGCTCATTTGCAGGCTGAGTGACAATCGAGATTTCGCTAAGGTCAACTTCAACCAATTCGCGAACGCCATTTGTCTGTTGATTAGCCTTTTTGGTTGAGTAGCCAATGCTTAGGCCGTCTATAGCGCCAGCCTTTAAAAGTGCATGAGTAGACTTGGCTCTTGGGACGTCATCTATAAGTAACTTGCCTTCAACATAAAGGCCTTTTTCGTCTTCATAGATGTTTGTGTAGACACCAATAGGTTCACTATCGTTATGGTTCCAAAGAACAGGCGGCATCTTATTTTTGGCGCGCCATTTGGCGATGGATGCTGTAAATGCACCCGGCAAAATTACGTCGTTATACCAATCAATATTTCCAAATACGGCACCATAGCCCGAAAAAAAACCGTCCTCTTGGACGGCTTTGATCTCTAAATTAAAACTTTTTCTAGTCATTGAGGATTCCCCTGATTTTCTCCAAGTGGCACCATCTGCATTTGTACCGTGAGTTTATCGGCCGCTGGATCTGTGGATGCTGGCAAATCCTCCAACTCTCGCGCTTCATTTCTCGTCATTAAACCGTTCTGCGTCATTTTTACGTAGAAATCACCACGCTTAGCTACGTCAGAGCGCAGCAAACCATCTACCGAGAATTTAGGACGGTATTTGTATTTGTCTTGAGGCAAAAGTAGCTTACGAGCGATTGTTTGCTCATAGCGCACTAATTGAGGGTTAAGTGCATAAGTCAAAAAGCCCTGATTGGTTTGTTCTAGACTTGACGCCCATGAACTAGCCTTATTAGTGTGCCCAATTAACTGAGGTGGAACCCCAAAAGCACGGCAGATTTCTTCAATACCAAAGTATCGTGACTCCAATAACTGAGCATCAACAGGATTAATACGGATACTGCTTGCACCTGACACCTTCATGCCAGCCTCAAGTACCATGTACTTTCCTGCATTTTCAGGGCGGCTAAACTCAGCTAAGTTGTTTCGCATTCTTTGACGTTGTTCTTTAGTTAGTGTTTGCTCACCTGTTTCAAGGAATCCACCAACTTTTAAGCCATTTTTGAACCAATCTTGTGCTTGGTTATTAGCATCAAATTGCATACCAATGGTTTGTGCAAAGAATTGGATAGCAGATAATCCAACAAGCCCATCTAAAGTGAATCCTTTAAAGTGGAGGATCTTGTCTTCAGAATAAATTGTGGTCTTGCCGTTCTCAGTGTAATGAAACTCAATTGAACCTGATTTATTGCGCTTTACAATCATTTCACTTGGAAAAAGTGGCTCTAGGGCTATCACTTCGCCATTTGACCGCTTTGTGATTAGGTTGAATGAGTTCCCCCACAAGTCTAAACAAGCGCTTTGTACCTGCCAAAACTCACTAGCACACATGTCAGCATTCGGCGAATCATGCAAAATACGATAAAGATAATGGTCAACAGCTATACGCTTTTCACTATCATAAAGTTGAAGAGGCAGTGTTGAGATAGTTTCAGCACGTAATTTCACACACGCCCAAACCGCTGACAGTTTTAAAGCAGTCTCAGGCGTTACAACTGCACCACCTGACGAAATATAACTATCAAAAGGATATGAAGTATCCCCTTTTTTTAATTGAGTTCTTCCAGTCAATCGTGACCAGAAACGAGTCCAAAAACCCGTGTCTTGTAAATCGCTCATGCTATCACGACGTCCTCTAAATAATCATCAATGTCTAAATTCTTGGCAACTGGATTAAGGCTCATTAAAGCAACTGCGTTAAATGTGGCAATTAATGGGTCAATCTTCCCTACACCAGATTCCTGTTTAGTGATTCGCATACCATTACCAACCATCACGACACGGGCATTACCTGCTGCCCAAGTCATTAGCTGTTGTCCAGCATGGAAGAGATTTCCTTCTGCTAGCTTGCGCTCAGTGGTGAGGATGTAAGACATGAGCTTGTATCCCTGTGGCACAGCAAACATGCTTTCCTCTGGAATGCCTGCCTCAAGCAAGCCATCTAAAAGGCCACCTAAGCCCAATGGATCTAGTCCGATCTTATTGAGCTTGCCACTGTCATAGACTTTCTTGGCAATTGCAGCTAGTTGGTCGATGTCATCACCGATGCGGTCAACTACTGTGAGAGAACCCTCAGATTTGAAGTCCTCATATTTAGGGACATTCTCTTTACGACGTTCTAAAGCAATCTTATTTGCCCATGCATGGTTCCAAAGCCACCAAATGCGAGGATCTTTTTTAAGACGCCCTAAAACCGCGGATCCAAGCAAATCATCTAACCCACCGCCATCAATGCCAATCGTAATGACATCTGACTGTTCAATTAGTTGGTCTAAGCCGAAAACATGTTTTTGTTGATTCCAGAACTCTGCACCAGCCCATCGGTTAGCACGTAAGTTCATGCCGATTTCGATGTTTAAGTGTTTGGCCAAGAAATCTCGAAGTGATTCTTCGCCAGCATCTTGAACCTTTTTAAACTCTGAAATGAGATATTCAAGGTCAACCGATGCACCTAAATTTGGGTTTGTGATGTAAAAGTTTTCAGGTTTTAAGTGTTCGCCTGCTTCAACTAAATACTTTGGGAACTCATAGATAAGAGGCAAAAAGCTTTTATCTTCTTTAATTCCATCACGCACATCACGGGCATAGTCTAAAAGCTGCTTAAATACACCACACGGCACTTCATCTGACATGGTAGAAAGATAAATCACACAGCCTTCTGGACGTGATGCTAAACCACCCTTTGCTTCACGAAACATTGATTCAGCATTAGCACGTTTACCAAATAGCCAGACCTCATCGATCAAGATGATTGAAGCCTTCTTACCTGCCGCTGCATTTGATTCTGCTGCAATAACTTTAAGCGTCGCACCTGTACCCAAATGGGTTACAGTCTTTGTGTGCTCAGACACATTAAATCTTTCACTTAGTTCTTCATCTGCGCGTATAAAATCTCGGATTGGATTAAATGAGTTATCAGCAACTTCTTTTGTAGGCGCCAGAATAATAAGTTCGGCAGATTGTCGATCATTAAGAATTAATGCAGTAAGCATAATTCCTGCTGCAATCGTAGACTTAGTATTCTTCTTGGAGATCAGAAGGAAAAATTCACGGATTAGTCTTCGCTTAGTGTTTGGATCGTATGCACCAAAGATCGCTCGTACAAACTCAATCACCCATTCCAATGTGACATCGCCCATCTTTGGGCTACCCATCACATCTACAAGAATAAGCTCTTTAAATATACGCTCCGCAACGTCTGCCACTTTTGGGAATAGTGGCTCACATGGCATTAATGACTGCTTAACAACAATACGTGTCGCCCAATCTGGGCAAGCTGTAGTCCAGACTGGTGACATTGAAGTCATAATTTAACTCATTAATTGATTATCCAAAGTTGCAAACTTTCCTGATTTAGTACCATCACGCGCAGCTTCTGCTTTAGTTTCTTTCTTACCCTTTTCAGCTACTTTGCCGTGGACGTACGGAAGTGCTGCTTGGGCAGCGCGTACACGTAGAGCCATGTCTTCAACTGGATCAGAATAAACAGACTCTAAAAACTCTAAAGGGTCGGCTAAATTCTTGGCAGCCTGAATAGTTGTGCTGGTTGTTAAAGGCTTAACCTCATGTTTAACAACTTGTTCAGGTGTGGCATCTTCAAGTCGCTCCAGATGCGCAATAACATCAGGGTCTTTTGCTAAGCGCGCACCTGCCGCAGATGCTGTCTTTTCAGGGCATCCAGCTAAAATAGCCGCTTCTTTGTTGTCTTTACCGTTTCGTTTTGCGAGGGCAAATGCCTTCTTTTTTTCTGTTAAAGCCATATACCCTCCTTTAACATATTTATGAAATGGGAAATTTTTTTATAAATGAGAGGGCGGGCGGTGTCCGTAATTTTTTGATTTTTAAGAAACACCTTCCCCCCATGGTATCTTGCAGAAAAATTTAATTTTCTAGATATTTCTCTACAAGTTCATCAATCTTCTGAGCGCGGTAACTCAAAGCTTCTTTGGCTTCTTGTGGGATACGTGGATCAAACTGCATGCCACGCATAAAGTTAGCAACTGATTCAAGTTGCTCTAGTAGTTCTTCATTGTTCATTGTCTACTCTCCTTCAATGTCTTCTCTTTATGGCATGGTACACACAAGCTCTGTAGGTTTGATTCATCATCATTGCCACCTTGTGCAATATTAACGATGTGATCTAACTCAAGCTCCATGGTGACTACACCACAGCATTGGCATGTGTACTTATCTCTTAGGTGTATCTTTGCCTTGAGTCTACGCCAAGGACGACCTCCACGACCTGAACCCCAATTGTTCTTACTTGAGGCACGTTGTATTTGCAATCTCGGCTTGAGTGTTTGTAGTTTCATTTGGATTCTCAAAGTCTGGAGTCAATCGGATAAGAACTTCTGCCACCTGATCAACACCTACTGTAGTCTCAACAAAGCTAACACCTGCCAAGTAACTACCATCACTTAGCTTTACCTTTGTTCCTTTTGCAGATTTACCACCTGCATATTCAATATTCGCAACACTTAATTGCTTGACCATGATTCACCTCAATCCAACGTCTTATTGCTGTACGCCACAACAGACTCTTGTTCGCTTAACTGCATAAGCAACTCATTGTTCTGTTCCAGTGCTGCCAGTATCACTTGATCCTTCTGTGCTACCTGCTGAATCAGTGTTGTGTTTTGCTCCACTATCTGAGTGAGCAGATGTAGTACTTCTTTGTTTCCGCAACTGCAATCTTTCTTTAAACAGTTCGAATTGTTGTTTGATCCAGTCACGACGTTCCTCGCATCCTTTACAGGCCATAACGACACCCATTAAAAAACCCTCCGAAGAGGGCTCTTATTACTTATTCTGAATAAATTCTCGGGTCCAAGTTAAGGTCTCCATTGCCTCAACGTGCACCAACTCCATCTCACGTAGTTCATGGTATCTATTCTCTATTTCCTCTAAGAATAGAGTTGAAAACTGAGGGTCAATTTTATTCATTGCATTAGCAAAGCTTGCAGATAAAGCAGCAATAGCAAGATTGGTTTGGTTTATTGGATTTTCTTTTGGCATGAGGTCACTTCTTTTAATAGGGAAACTGATTATATCCCCTTTAGTTGGCGGCCACATACCTCCTTTTGAGTCACGATACCAACCCATATCCACAAGTTTTATCTTTTCTGATTCTGTAAGGTCTTTTGCACTATGGATAATATCTTGAGCTTCATCTTTAGACAGGCTTGCCACTGTGTTTTCTAACGTTAGCATTTTAATGCTCCATCACATATTTAAGATCATCTGGACATGTGAGCTTCACACCATCCTTTAGACAAAAGATTTCGATATCATTTAAGAACTCTTTCATCTGTTTTGTTGTTGCTTCTGTGATGCTGATCCTATTAGCAACAAACTGCCGCAAAGCTTCATATTGGCTTGCACCAGTCTTTTTGAGTTCCTTCATAGTCCTGAAGGTTTCAGGATATTCACCAACATTGTCACGGTTATAAATTACTGAAAGATATTTGTATTTAAAGAATGATGAGGCCTCTTCTTTATCCAGACCTCTATAGTTTCCGTATTCAGTCATCCAGAGCCAATATAATCTTCGTTGTGCTGCTGAAAGGCTTTCTTGCTTACAAGTAATCGTAACAACTAAAGGCTTCCCTTCACTCGCTGCCTTTGCATGATTAGTATTGAGATAGCCAATTACATAGTTGATGTCAGAATGGTTTTTGATGACGAATCTAGGTTCCATTTTGACCTCGCAATAAAAAACCACCCGAGGGTGGCTTATTCAATCATGTTTCGTCTAAGGTTTATTACCAATGCAAACCCTTATAAATAAAATCTACATCGTGAAATTCAATATAGGAAAACTCATCTTCATTTTTGCTTAGCGCTACTTCAAATTGTTCTAGCTTGTCACCACGCTTCCGCATTTTTTTGAGTTGTATATTTTTTGGTGTAAATGGAAATATCCAATCAAGTAGAGTTCTTTTTCTATCAATAACCATTGCTTTAGTAGCATTATCGACGATCTGCTTTAGCACTGTCATTCGCAAGTGTTCTGTATTCATTTTAATTAACATGATTAAAACACCTCACCATCTTTAAGATTAAGCATCCGCTCTGTTTTTTCTAACCAACCATCAAATAGAGCTTCCGACTCTTGTCTTGTGCCTAGTTGGTAAGTGTCAAATAAGAAATGGCACTTATGGCAGAGAGGCACTGTAAACGCATCTGAGGCTTTTATTCCCTTACCCTTGCCGTGCTTACCAGAATTAGAATGAGCCGCTTGTGAGTAAGGATAGCCGCATCTAACGCATGGCAACTTCCTTATTGCAGCAAGTCGCTTTGCATCACGCATGAAGGTTACTTCTAATATTCTTCACTTGGTCTTTGTGTCTTTTAATCTTCGCGTCAATTTCGACCATTTCTTTTGCCGTCATCAAACCGCGTGAAAGATTTTGAAGCTTTTCTATTTCATTGCACAAAGCATTTAAATTCTTCTTCGCTTCGATTAGATCCATTGGCTACAACTCTATATTATGTTTAGCTAGTTTCTCTTTGCGCCATTCTTCTTTTTGCTTTTTAGTTTTAAGCAACCCATTATCATCGGGATCAACACTAGAGCCTGTAACTATGCAAGATAATAAGACTATGAAGAAAAACACAGGTATGCCAACAATTACAGCCAAAATCATTAATAAAAATTCCAGCATGATCACCTCACCTGTATTAACTTAGATGAAGCAACCGACTGGGAATCCCCGGTCCACTATAACAGTATAAATTGCTTCTCTAAATTAATTGGTGGTTCTGGCTGGATTCGAACCAGCATCAGCCGATTATCTGTCGTTACGAGGTATAAGCTCGCTGCTCTACCATTGAGCTACAGAACCATTGGCACGCCATGCAGGACTCGAACCCACATCAATCACACTAGAATTATGATGTCTTATCCAATTAGACGAATGGCGCATAAAAAAGCCCCACCGAAGCAGGGCATAAAGAGGAAACTGAATTAAAACAGCCCAGCTATTCAAATGAACAACTGGGCTGAGCAGTAACGTAGTTTAAGGCTGACTGATGTGTTAAGGGGTCGCCAATCCGCAAGTAAATACTCACCTCTTTAGGTGGTCAATCCAAGGGTAGTGTCTTGTTCAAAACCCGCACCCTTCTACTCACTTTAATGACCAAATAAAGCGCTTATCAATTTTGGTTTGAAAGCCTGATAAGTAGCTCTCGGTTTTTGCTTGTGATCAACCACATACAAGCGAATGTGTTAGGTGGCATCATCAAGCCATGTCTAAACCCTTTATGCCCTCATGATGTGCTGGTGATAAACCAATGCCAAGGGTTGAGGCAATAAAAAAAAGCCCATCGGATGATGAGCTTTTAAAATTGGTGAGAACCCTTGAGGCTTACAGACTATTTCACTCTAGGGCATATTTAATCTCGATCGGCGAAAGACGCTGTAAGAATCCATCACCTAGTGGCACCTTACTTACACTTCGCACCACTCTAACATAAATATGCCACATGCCTTGTACAAGGTCAAGTTCTATACCTATTTGTATTTAATAAAACTATAACGGCAGTGAATTGCAGCTAAACCACATTTAACATCTGCTCTAGCATCATTTTGGGAATAGACAACAACCATATCTCCAACTGGATTCATTTGAGTTACAACCATTTCTGACCAAGAGTTGTTATAGAAGTATCTTTTGATTACAGCATCAAGCCATTCGTCCAACACTTCTGATTGCCCTTGCATATCTAAGATGAGGCGTTGAACTGCACGCGCTTCATTGTCTGTGATTTCACATGTTATACGCCCACGACCTTTAGGGATAACTGGATCATCAGAACAAAGCCAATCTGCCATGATCTGCTCTTTGCCTTTCACTTCTTGCTTGCGCTTTTTGGCAGCCTGATCCATAGCGACAGCAATCGGGTTTATGCTCTTTCCACAAGTTCCAGAATTTGAGTACATCCAAGCCCCAAATTGATAAAGCCATTCTTCTAGACTGTATTTGGTCCAGTCCGTTGTTTGCATAATGTGATTTACTGCCGCATTCATACCGTCACCTACTTACCAAATACTGTCATCAAAACTATTGCCACCATAAGTACCGAAAAGATAATTACGACAGCCTTGTTGTAGTCCATCTCTATCCCCTTACATCCAAATACTTACCAACTTGCCGATTGAACCGATTACGATTAGCAGCAATCCGAAGAGAATGTACTGCAAGCCTTTGTCATCCTTTAGTTCCATCACGCCACCTCAAATCATCAAGTACTTTTTAATTTCATCTATGGCTTCATCTGCACCGAAGCAGACTTTGCACATGTAACCTTGTTCTTCTAAGCGTTGAATCATGAGCCTTTGACTTGGTTGTAACTTCCCTTTCTTTGACTTCAACTCAATCCAAAGCCCGTGTATCTCACCATTTGGAACAATTAGCTGAAGGTCTGGAACACCAGCCTTCACGCCCAACTTCTTAAACTTTGCAGCTTCAAGGATGTTTCTTGAGCCACCATTAGGAATATGAAACAGGTAATCACTCAAACGACCTGAACCATACTTCACTCGATGCGCCCAACTCATGAGCGTCATCTGTTCTTGATCTTCTGTAGGCACTCGATTAAATCGCTTTGAACGAGCTGCCTTCTGTGACTGGACCCTTTGAGCCTCTTTGAATGTGGTCATTGGTCACCCCATCGCTTTCTTGATTTCATGGATACAGAACTTCAAAGCAAATACTCTCTGATCATTACCGTTCTTTAGGTTCTGCTCTTTCGCCAATTCAAGTTGATTAACAAGCTGACTAGCTGCATTTCTTAACTTGTCGTTTTCAATCTTTGAGTTATGTAATTCTTGAGCTAGGCGATCTACTTCTAAGATTGCTTGCTCTCTTGTTAGTTCTTGGTCCGCAAAGCAGGTGCCGCCTGCATGACAATAACCGTCTGCTCCACAGTAAGGGCTTCCACCCTTACAGCGCATCACAGCATTAGCCCATGTGTCGTCGTTCTTACTTAGCAAGTCATGCTCACATGGGATCTTGGTTGCTTTCATCCTTCCCCCTTGAGCGCTTGCTCTCCTATCCATTCGTATTTGTTTGCACCACAACCAAAGCAATGTAGTAGCGCATAATCTTCTTTATCTGAGCCAATTCCTTGCAACGGCTCTTTACCGCAACGACCACACATACCATTTAGCATTGCAGGCATTGATTTTTGCTTCCAATCTTTAAGTTGAAACTCAAGTTCATCCACCCTCTTTTGCAGCTCGTCACCATAGTTACGTGAACTAGTAAGCTCTTCTTCAAAAGCCTTTACTCTTTGACGTTGTAGCGATAATTGGGTTTGCAGCTCCTCCACTTTCGCTTGCTGGTGCTGCCATGCTTCCTGCCAAATTGCCCATTTCTCGTTAAATGAATCGAGGTGAAATGCGTAAAGCTTTCTTTGACCGTTTAAAACATATCGACCAAGCTCCTCATCAAAATCAACCGCGTCTCTAAATAGCCCAATCCAGTACTTTTGCTTCTCAAACTCTTCTCTACACTTATCCATTCTTCACCCCAATCGATTAAGCTTGTAAGCTTCGTTAATGTGAACTTCAGTTACTTTGCAATTCGGCGAAATGTGGTTTTCTATGGGGAAGTCGTCGCCTAATGTGTCCGAATCCACAAAAGAACCCCCAACCCGCGCAAAACCAATCATTGCCGCATAGCAATCAACACACATTCTTGGCTGTCTTATTTCGCTATTTGAATAAAGCTCTGGAGAGCCACAATCGATGCAAACACCTTTAAACTCACTCATGGCTGGCTCCTTTAATCCCTAAAATTACCCATCCTTCTTGCAGCCCATACCCGCTTAAGACATAAGAGATGGTTTTACGAAGTTCATTGCCTGAATATAGAAGCGGCATGCCTTGCTTCATTTGCTCGCCTGAATGTATCGTCTCAAGCAAAATCAGCTCATCGCCAACTTTGAAATCTCGATCATTGAAACGAATCTCAAATGTTTTACGACCATCAACAACAGCTTGAAAAACTTCTGGATCAGTTTTTAAATTGTGAACTTTACTCATCCCCGCCTCCATATATTGATTCGTGGTCTTTGATTGCCTGCTCCAATTCATCCCAGCCGCTTACATTTGGATGCTTTGCTTTATTCCGCGCTAGGTAGTCTTTGGCAAACTTAGTGCCACCATGCCACTTGATCAGATCAATCGACTCCACCAAGCGTTTGAGATCCGCCATGTTCACAAGTTCAATTCTTGGATTAAAACGATCTGAATACTTTTTTGCTTTGGTGCAGTAGCATAATGTTGAGTAGTAACACTCCATATATTTGCTTGGGATGCCTTCAACAACCTCTCGCGCCTTATCCAATCCTTGCTCACGAATAAAATGTTCTGGTTTCATACCGCCTCCTTGTAACGTCTAGTCATGGCTTCCTGCTTGAGCTGGTCTAGCATTTTCAGCTTTCTTAATTTCTCGTAGAGGTTCGCTGCTGCTCTTGTTTCTTCATTACGAGTACCGAGGTTGTACGCTCTACGCAGCTTCATCATTGCGTTGTAATCTACAAATTCGATCATGCTTTCAGCTCCCCTTTAACATTCAGGATGTCTTTTGCGTATTGAGTTGCCTTGTAATGATTTTTCCCAACACGTTCGAAATATTTCCATTCAACAAATTTTTGAAGATTGCTGTAGATGGTTCCTCGATTGAAATCAAACACTGATTCCTTCACGTCTTTGACACTGAAAGGCGCTGATGCATGACAGCCAAACACGAGTAAGCTAAGCTGGACATCAAAGTTCAATTTCTTTGTTCTATTTAAAGTTTTCATGCAGCCATTCCTTCTTCTCGAATAGTCACAAAACGGCAGATATCTAAGCGGTCCATAACGCGAACTACGCCTTTCTTGCCATGACGATTTTTAGCAACGATTAATTCGGTGACACCTGACGGTAGGTCGTCTTCACCAATGATTGGATTCGCCAGGATGATTTGATCTGCGTCTTGTTCAATCTGACCTGATTCTTTTAGATCTGATGCTTTAGGTCGCTTGCCTTTCTCAGACTCACGGTTAAGCTGAGCTAATGCGATAACTGGGCAATCAAACTCTTTAGCAAGTGCTTTTAAATCACGGCTAATTGAACTTACTTCCTGGTAACGGTCTTTCTTACTTGGGTCACGAACCAATTGAAGGTAATCAATAACGATGCATCCTAGTCTTTTGTATTTGCGCTTAGCTTTACGAGCCCAAGAATGTATTTCTGCAATTGTCGGCTTTTGCTTATCTTCGATATGGATTGGCAAAGAACTGAATCGTCTTTGAGCATCTGCAAATTGAGCCAACATCCCATCAAATAATTCAGCGTTATGAATGTTGTCATAAGGGATTTGAGTTAAAGCTGAGATACAGCGGTTTGTGAATGTCTCTACATCCATTTCGGCAGATACAACCAATACAGGCTCGTTGTATCGCACTGCTGTCTGAATAACTAACATTTGAGCTAGAGTTGATTTACCTGAACCAGGACGACCACCCACGATGCAGAAGTGTCCTTTTTGAATTAATCCAACAAGGTTATCCAGGTGAGTTAAGTTAAACTTTACGCCTGTGTACTGCTTGTTAGCTTTAGCCTCAGCCTTTTGGATTAAACGATCTATAGCACGATTCAAAGCCTCTTCAAATGTGAAGCTAGTCTTCTCAACATCGTTTGACGTTTTCTTCCCATCCAGGATGCTTTCTGCTGCAATGTGAACATCAGGGATTGTTAAGTCTTTAGCAATCTCTGCAATGCTTTGCCCGATATGCTCAACTTCACGGTGTGCCTTGAACTTGTTTAGTTCTGCAACATAAGACTCCAGGTTGTAAAAGCTTGAAGGCGCTTCGCTGCTCATTTGAAGCAGGTATTCAGATCCACCCATCAAATGAATTACGTTTTTTTGTTTAAGCTGCTGCTCAACCATAACGAAGTCATACGGTTTGTTTTCATTCGCAAGGTCTGCAATTGCCTGAAAGATTTGCTTATGGCGTTCTGGAAAGAAACACTCAACATCAAGATCATTGCTTACAACGTCAAACGAGTTGTCCACAGTCATCAAAGCTGTAAGAACCGCTTGTTCCATTGGAATGTTATGAATATGCGACATTACCAATCCCCCATATCTACTTTGAGTTCAGAAGGATTGATGTTTTGTGCAATACCACTTGCTTGTTGGAATAAACGCTCTACGAGCTTGTAGTCACGCTTAACCCACCTCACGAAATTTGAATACATCTGAGTGCTTGTTACTGCACCAGTGATGATTTTGTTTTCGTAGTGTGGGTTGATTTCAAGAAGGAGTTGGTCAACCTGATCTTGAGATACTTTTGGTAATCCAGATCTTTGCATCCAAGAATTCAGAGAATGTAAATCTGGTGTCCAGAGATTCAGAATTTCATCAACTGGATTTTCTTGTGTGCTCTCCTCTCTATAAATATTTTTATATAATTCTATTGTGTCTTTAGTTTCTAAAGTGCTGGCGCTTTCGTTAGTAAAGTGCTCGCGCTTTACTTTCTGTAGTGCTTTACTTTCTAAAGTGGTATTGCAGTTTTTAAAGTGCTCGACTAATGACACCTCATTAATTCTGTATTCATTACCCTTTCTTGAATCAGAACTAACAACAGTTACAACGCCTAAATCGGTTAATTCTTTTAGGCCTTTACGAACTGTAGTAGTGCTTAGTTTTTTAGAACCTTCAAGCTTGCCGCCCTGCAATTGAGAGTAACTTACAAAATCAGTAGTTTTGTCTTTAAAACCATTGATGCGGTCTTCCAGTTCAGCATACACATTACGTGCTGCATCACTAAGAAATGGACGCACATCACTACGATAAAGACGACTAGACATCACATAGCCCTTTTCGAACTTGTCTGTCATCTTGTCCCTACCTTTTGAAATTGGAATAATTTCAGCCTGCGTCAATGCACCCATCAAACACCTCTCAATACAAATGCAGCTAAATCAGCTTTCGCTTTAGCCAATGCCATAGAGTTTTCGAGAGTTCGATTAAGCACATAAGCCTCAACCGCTTTTTGAAACAAACTAATCTTCCGATTTAGTTCAATGTCTGCTAATATTGAAT